CGTTACTACGATGAGGATGACGATCTCATGAAACAGAAATACATCGGCACTGAAGTTCCAACAGATCTTGTACCAATAGGTGGGTTTCCACAGGCACCAGAAAATCCCATTGAGGGGTTAGAGTGCTCTATCATAGAGGGCAACGTGATACTCTCAGAGGCCATGTACGAGCGGTTCATTTCAATTTTTTCAGGTCATCTGATTGTTCCAATAATGTGGGGTTAGACAATGACTTTCATATACGTTCCAGATGACGAATTTCCGATCTTCACTCCAACTGCCAGTGAGTTATATGCAGGTAGGGAGAGCATCAGGGTGACCCGTGATAAGGCATTCAGAGAGGCCGGCAGGGCAGTGGTCGGGATTCCAAGGGCATCGGATCGCAGGCTCGGTGTTCCACATCCTACAGAATTCGAGACCTATGAGAAGATCTACAATAAGGATGGCATTGTCTTCAGGGCCGTGAACACCACCGCAGATCATGTCATGCAAGCAGGGTTCAGAGTGATAGGTGAATCACAAGAGAACGTAGACAAGATCAAAGAGTGGATGGAATATGTCGGGTACCATCCGTTTCTGCATGAAGTGGTCAGGAACCTAATGATCTGGGGCAATGCATTCACGGAGATCGTGTCGGAGAAGGGCACGAAACGCAATCCGATCTTGGGTTGGGGGGTCATGGAACTGAAGCCACTCAATCCTGACACCATGTACGTCTACCGCTATGAGACTGGTGAAGTCATTGGTTACATCCAACGGCCAAAGTCTAGGCGCTGGTTATGGCATAAGACAAGGGGAAAAAGATCGCTTCCGAATCGTAAGAGATCCGTAGGCAAGAAGCATAAGACCTGGAAGGCAGATGTCAAGTCTGCATATCCCGACGCGGTGATATTTGATCCTGAAGACATCTTGCACCTGAAGGTGAATCAACTACCATCTGCAGAGTATGGCATCAGCCCAATTGAGTCCATCAAAGACACTCTGATAACCTATCTAGGTGTCATGGGTGATATATCTGTCATCATCAAACGTTATGGATCCCCCAAGATTATCTGGCGATTGGGCACTGAGGACAGAACGCCATCAAGGCAGATGATTGATGACTTTCATTCATCAATGACCAGTCTTAACATCGGTGACGATATTGTGGTTCCGGTCATTGCTCAATGGCAGACCCTTGATGCTGGCCTCAAGGTCATGGATATGGCGCCATACATTCAGTATTTGCGTGATGATCTATTTGCAGGGTTTGGTGTGCCGGAGCTGATAATGGGCGGGAATGTGTCTGGCACGCAGGCCAGTGCGGAGATCCAACTTGAAGCATTCACCCGCAGGATTATAGAGGTACAGCGATTCCTAGAGATTGCATCTAGGCGTCAGATATTCCCACGTGTATTGGGTCTTGGTTCCATGCCATTTTCTAGGGATGTGTGGCGCACTATTCCGAAACTCATATTCAATCCGCCTGACACCATTGAGAGAATCGTGCTCAGGGAGATCACACAGCACACTGCCGGAATCAAGTCAACTCAAGAGATTAGGGACACCCTTGGTTATACTCCACCACTACCGGAGGGCGAGACTGGTATTGATCTTCAAGTGAAGGTTGCACAGTCAAGAGCTGCCATGCCCAGTACGAATCTTCCGGGAACTCGTGGTCCGGGGCAGTCAACTGGTGGTGGGAAGGACGACAAGACCGCAGCGCAGAAGCCCAAAGGGTTGAAGGCACCAGAGCATAAATAATGGCCCTGATAGTTCAGTTTTCTTTGCTATCGGGTGTCATAACCCTGATTACAAAGAACTGAGCACGGATTCGGTCGATAAGGTTTAATACATCATCTAAGCTCTATCTCATAAGTAATGCCGTACTAGGGTGTGAAACCGATTCCAGCTTGGGTGGACAAATGTGTAGATTCACTACTACCTGATCTCAAGAAACGGTACCCTAAACGGAGTGTAGATGATCTTGTGAGTTCTGCATGGGCGATCTGTACTGATCGCTACAAGCAGATGAAGAAGAAGAAGAAAAAGGAGAAGGTCGAGTCCGTGCCAACTGAAGTCGAAAATGTGCCTGTTCGCAGCCCTGAGATCGTTGTATGGTATTCGAAGGCGGAAGTCTTTGAGACCTTCACTGAGGCCATTGCTGGGTTTAGTGAAGCAACCGTCGAGCTTCATGGTATGCAAGAGGCTTTCGACATCATCCAGAAAGAGAAAGAAGATCTTGTCGTTGACGGATCTGTTCTTCTCGAAGTTGATGGGGTCGCCAATCAGACTACAGAGAGCATGACCAAACCTTCACCTAAACACTTCTACATTCGTGGTACGGCAATTGGAGAAGGAACTACACGGAACCTGAATCATTATCGTTCTGAGGAACTGAGATTGGCTGCTCCGTCATTGGCGGGGAAACCAATCCAAGCCGATCATAGTGTGAGAACCAGAGATAATGTAGGGAAAGTGCTCGTTTCTTCGTATCAGCCCGAAAGCAAGACGATCAGTTATGTCGGTAGGATCCGAAGGGGCCACGAAGCGACTGATCCCATTGAGCTGGGTGATGTTGACACAGTTTCCATAGGCGCGACCGTTGAGGACATCCTTTGTAACATCTGTGGTAAGTCACGGTTGGACTTTAGTGATCGGTGCAAACATCACGTGGGCCAGAAGTACGAGGACGAGATCGCAACCCGTGTTGGTGTAGGTCTCGAATTCGTAGAGCTAAGCGTGACGCCATTCCCTGCATACAAGCAATCGTCTGTAGGTGTGGCTTCAACTCACGATTCAATGGACATGGCATTAGCCGTCTTTGAGTCGTACAAAACAAACACAACTAGAGGGACAATAAAATTGTCAGAACAACAGGAATCAGAATTGGATTCCACGATAAAGCTCAGCGAGTTGACGAAGGCAAATACATCTCTTCAGACCGAGCTTGAGGCGGCTCAGGCAGAGCTTGGAAAAGCCCAGGATCGTGACAGAGAAATACTTGCCCGTCAGATTGCTGAAGCTGAAGTCGAGCTTGGAATCAAGCCGGAATCCGATACAGGAAAACGAGTTGAGCATTTTCAGTCTAAGGAGATTGAAGCACTCAACCTTCTTTATGAGAACATATCTGATCAACTCAGTCAATTCAGACGATCCCAGTCGGTGCCTGCATCGAAGGGGATAGTGTCGTCTGATGAACCTGAACGAGATCCGATGGAACTCACAAAAGAAGAGGCCAAGATGATTATTCGGAAGGGAATGCTGAGATGGCCGGAATCTTCCGCGACGGCAAAGGCAACCGTCAAGGAATATACCCGGAACACATACCATCCCAACTATGCCGAATACGTCAGCCGAGCAGCCCAGTCAGGAAGTGAGTGATCATGTCAGGAACTTTTGGTGAAGGCCGTCAGTACAGACTGAAGGTTACTTCAACCCCAACACAGGATCCAATTCATCGCCATCACGGTGTCGTGTACACCGCTGCAGATTTCGAAGTTGACATCCACGATGCAAGTGGTGGATTGAGCTTCCTATTTGCCGGGGTGGTCTATGACGGTTGGCCCTACACCGAGAGGGTGGGGTTAGCTGCTTCGACAGATCCACACACAGGAACCAACGTATCAGTCCGACCGACTGATGAGTATTTGACTGTTGCCAGAGGATGCAGGAACCATTGCATTGCTGCTATCGACATAGTTGCGGGGAACCTCATTATGTTGACAGAGGAAGGCGATGGTGCGACCCAAGTGCATGACGGCATGTTTGACGTTGTTACCACAGCAACACAGGGAGACCTTGATGTGATGATGGGGGTTGCAGAGTCGGCTGCTGATGTAGCTGCGTCTCACGATACCCATCCCTGGGACTGGAATGTGGGCGACTACGGTGACGAACATCCGGCCTTTGTAGCGTATATCTTCAGGTGATGCAAGATGGTAATGACAGAAGTACAATTCTTCGAATCGGACGAGATGATCACCCCATTGGTGACTCGTCGAAAGATGATCGAGCAGATCATGTACAAGCCCAAAGTAAAGCTCACAGAGCTTGAAAAGGTGCTGAGGCGTGATGATGCCAAGATCTTGCTACCTGAGATCATTGATGAACGTATCCAGACCAAGGTTGAGGAAGAGCGGATCGGGAGAACCCTTGTGGATCTCATACCCATCCAGTCGGACTCTATCTCATGGCTCGAAGAGACGGGATTCAATGCGGAAATCGTACCAGAAGGTGCTGAGGTACCCATCGCCCACGCGACTTGGGAGAAATTCTTCGTCAGTGTGCTCAAGATTGGTGTTCGACCGGTCTTGACTAAGGAGATGATAGAGGATGCTCAGTGGCCAGTTCTTCGAAGAAACTTAGATCAGGCGGCCAGAGCTATGGCCAAGAAAGAGGACGAGTTGATCATGGACGCCCTTAATGCTGGGGTGCCAAATGGCGTTGCCATCAGCGATGGTGTTGGCGGCATTGGCACGGTGGTTAATAACCATCGCGTCAGCATGGGGCCAAACACGGCCAACAATCCTCTGACTAACAGATCCATAGCCAAGGGACGCACTATTCTGAGGAAGGAGAACTATACTCCGGATGTATTGCTCTGTAATCCCACACAGATGTACGAACTCATGTTGATGGAAGAATTCATAGGTGGCAACTCGCCAGCCTATCAGGTTCTTCCGGAGTGGATCAAATCATCTATGGTCAATGGGACGATCGGAACAGTATTCGGAATGAAGGTAGTGGTATCAGAGAATCAGCCCGCAGGGCAAGTATTGATGTTCGACACGGATGTGTATGCTGCACTCTTTGAGCGCAGACCAGTCACAACCAACGAGTACACGGACGTTGTTCGTGAACTCCAGGGCGTCGTACTGACTCAGAGAATGATGCCGGCCGTGTTAAGGCGTGATGCAGCAGTCATGCTTAATCAGGGCAGGACCAACTTTCTGAGCCTGTAGAATGAATCTTCAGCCAAGTAGGAAATCCAAACCCAACCTCCCATGTGGCCGCTGATTGCCTTGGTCGGCGGCCACTAACATATTTTAGGGCATAATACTACTCTGAAGCAGGTGTAAACGGTGTCAGTGAATGACGCAACTGAGATTCTAAAGGTCAGAAGGATGCTTGGCGATGCTGGCGAGAAAGTCAGCATGATGGTTGGAAACGAGCTTATTCAATCCACTTCCGCATTAACCATTTTTACCCAGTACGGTCCGATTCATAGTGTCAATGGAGTGTGGGTGTCTACAGATCCAGATCATGAAGGTACTAATTATTATGGTACGGGTACATTCAACAGTTACACGAGGGAACTTACTCTTCAGACCAGCCTTCCGGGGGTCAATACATGGGTCTTGATCAATTATACATATTTCAAGGGGCTTCCAGATGAAGCGGTTGATGAGTTAATCACTGGTGCAAAGACCTACGTTGAACGGTACACCAACAGAACCTACAACTGGACCACCGATACTGACCATGATACGGTGACTGCGATCTCGGCCATGACATATAGGGCTGCCATTGGTTGCCTGTTGTATCAGGTCGCTGCTGATATTCTTCAGAAGGGCTGGAACTTCAGGATCGAAGAGTTCAGCATCGAGACTAAGACATGGGGCGGTGGAATGCCAGTTGGTGATCTTGTTATTGCATGGCAAAAACATGTTGACGAACATATTTCCATCCTTGGTCGTTACTGGTACTATGCTGCTCCAAGCTCTGCATATCTCGGTAGGAAAGCGCACGGGTATCGTATGGACGATCAGGGGAAGATCTCATGAGCCTTACGACACCCTATGGCATGATTGAGATCGGTAATGACGGTCTTCCGCTCATAGACAGTAGCATATTTGACAGGATTATGAATGCTTATGGATTCAATGTAAGGCTCAGACGCAATCCGATGACCAAGGACTGTCCGTGTTACGATCCCTACGGACTCACTGCAAATCCTGATTGCCAGTTCTGTAATGGCACCGGAAGTGTTAGCGGGTGGCAAGACAGGATCATCAGGGGTCTTCTATTGTTCAAGGCTCCAAAGGGTGATTGGGCACTTGGAGAACGGCAAACAATTGCAGGGCACATTGAAAGGGTTCAAGTGATGGGATTCTTTTCTGGGTCGGCCGACATCAGAATGGACGATCGGATCGGTTTCAGTACATCAACTCCAACACAAGTTGAAGATCCGGTGTACTTCAGAGTTGATAACCTCATGCCAAGAATTGTAGGGGATGGGCACGGTAACTACATAGTGCTTTTCATCAGGGCGGATATGAGAAAGGTCGAGTATGAATCTCCCAGTGAGGGATACACATGAGTAATGAAAGATTTGGGATTGGTGGCGTGGTGGATGATGGAGTGTGGACGGCCACGCCAATCTACCTTGATTCATTAGTGGATACGGTCGTTGATAGCCCTACAGATGGGCTTGTGCTGACCTATGAGGCATCATCTGGTAAGTGGAAGGCCAAGTCAGTTGCGGCGGTTGCTCATGACCTGACTGGTGCATATCACACTGAATCGGAGTTGACTGTTGGGCACTTCTTGAAAGCAACAGGAATATCATCGTTTGCTTTCGGATCCAGAACATTTGTCATCTCGGCCACCATAAAAGTTCCTGATGTTGGTTACACGATAGTATGGAGAGCACCATTCGGTTGTACTTGCACAAAACTGGAAGGCAGACAGAAGGACGGCACTTCAACAATGATCAATGCAAGATACAATGG